ACCCGTGACCCAGTTCTCTTCTTGTCTGTGACTCATTGCTCGATGTTTTCTTCTACGATATCCATCGCCATTTTCAGCGCGGTTCGTGTGAGACGGTGGGTTGTGGGTTGCTCTTCTCGGAGAGCGTGCAAGGTCAAAAACGCTTGCTTCAGTGCTGTTTGTTTGTTGTCGTTCATGTGGCTAAACTACAAAACTAATTTAGTTATCCAAGCACAAAAGCAAATTATTTTTCTTTTTTACGCAAAAAAAGGGAGACCCCGTTGAGCCTCCCTTCTTCGTACAAACGTCACTGGGTAGTCTACACCCAAACAAAGCAACGCCCTAAGATACTAATTTTTCGCAGAACCAAAATAATAATTTACGACCTGACCAACAAGCGTCCCTTCAGCAAACCCGAGGATGTGAAAGAAAATCTCCTTGTCTTGAACCCCGGTCTTCGCCCAAACAACCATGACGATTCCGATAATCATAGCAGCCGAACCGACAAAGACCTGCATCCAATCGCGCTGACCGAGACTCTTCGTTATTTCAATCTCTCGGTTCCTTGCGTTCGCTCTGTCCGCACTTGCTATCTCCTGCATCAACAGCTTCGCGTTTGTCTTTTCTTCGTCGCTGGTGTCGGTGTTGTCGATTAGCGCACTTATCGCCTTCAGCGCGTCCGCACCTGGGACAATCTCCCCGATGAGGTCGAAGACCTTCGGTGCTTTTGTTTTGAACCATTGTCCGAGCTTCGTTTCTTTTAGTGGAGTTCCTCGCATTGGATGTCGTATGATTTACCGTGAGGCTTAATTGAAAACTTCCAACCGCCCAACCGAGGGACCGAGAACCCTTTCTCGACTTCCCACCCAATAGAGCGGTCTTTCTTCTTGTATGATCCCGTTTGAACGACGTGGACGGTTTCTTGTCCGTGGTTGAAGTTGGAGGTCAGTACGTCACGCATAACCGGGACATACCACTTTTGATGGGTGTGACCGCGTGCAATGATAACCGCTTGCGGATAGTCCTTCATATCTATATCGACATTCAGAACACCCTTCGAGCGTTTCGCATTGCCTCCATAGCCGTGATGATAGTGAATCGGGTAGCTTCTGCGTCCTCCCTTTCCGTTACGGCTGCACTTGAGAACAACCCATCCAGCGTAATAACCCGCGATAATATTCCCGCCATTGGCGTTTAAGATGCCGACGGTTCGTTGTATAGGATCAACCCCATGTCGTTTCGTGATGTTGGTCTCGTGGTTGCCCTGTCCTATGAGCTTGATGATGTCCTTGTATGGTTCGAGCTTCTCTGTGCAGTCCTTAATGACCTCATCGATATAAGCCATAGCCTTCAGTTCAGGTCGCAGGGAGTCGTAAGAGCCGCGCGGATCGAACTTCATATTCATCAGGTCGTATAAATCGCCCAGAATCAAAACAACCGCATTCTCTTCTTTGGCTCTGTCGAGGTGTTTAAATAAGAGTTTGCGGTCGCACTTTACAGAATCGAAGTGTATATCTGAAAGCAGGTAAACACTTCGCACGTCTTCGGTGTTTTCAAAGTCGAACGGGAGAACGTGGATATCTCGGTCCTTGGTTATTAAATCATGCATATGTCCAGATTCGGTTTTCGGGTTTCATCTCGTCTATGTCGCAGTGTATGAAATTCTTGCCTATCCCCAACCGGGTGATCCCGACTTCCATCAACGCGTCAATGATGATAAAACGGTCCTGAGAATTGAGGACTTCAATATCTGCTGCGAGTCCTAAAAGGTGCGAAGAGTTACGGGAAGCGGGTAAACCTTTGGCAATGAGTGAGCGGTTATAATCAACCGTGCGAAAGCCCGACGAAATAACAAACGGTATCGAAGCGCAATCGCGAGCTTCGTCGAGCAACCGAAGGAAGCCTCTGTCCATCATACGACCCGAGCCGGGAGCATCGGGTGAATCGAATTCTCGTAATTTAAAGTGTCTCATCGTTCCGCGAGCATGAGTTCGATCTTATGAACTGCCTTGACTACTTCTTTCATCATGTCTTTCAGTTCGTCTTTATCGCTCTCAACGCGGATGATTCGCCCCTTGAGCTTCTCAATTTCACGGTTTAGATTTACCCAGACCCCCACGATCGCGACCGCGCTTGGGAGTATCATTAGAATTATTTCGGTCGAGGTCATCGAGGAATTTTTTCAATAGTGTTATGTTCTCTTTTCGGCTCTTTCTCATCCGAAGAATTGTTTCAGGTCTACAATGTTTGGAACGCCTCCGCTGCTGATGCTCATTCCGCTCTGGAAGTAGTCCGCTGGTTGGGGTAGCATATCCGCACCCGTGTTCGAACTGTACTCCGGAAAGAGAGAGGAGTTGTTGCAAAGGTATTGATACATTCGGTACGTGTAGAATTGGGCGTTCTGCCGCGCTCTTTCCACCTCCCTATGTAGATCGTCCGGTGAGATGGTTTGAGTGTCTTCTGATACCCTTAAAACGAGCGAGCCGTTGTCCATCTTCACGTAAAGAGATGGGATAAGTTCAACCATCGTCCACCAAAGGGTAGCCTTGCGAACGTAGTCATTCATCAAAGTAGCGTAATCGCCCGACAACCCACCGCCCGAGATATCGGTCTTGAGCTTGTCGAGAAGGTCGGTACCCAAATAGAGCTGGATGTACTTGTCTTGGGAGAGGATAATCGAAGGAACGAGATAAGCGTCTTCGATGCTTCCGTTTATGTTGGTGATCCGCTTGATGTAATCCGGATTCACAAAGAGGACTTCAGCTTGTAGTGACATTTATCGGGGATTTATGAAGCCTTCGTTCGGCATATCTATGGGACGTTGTGCGACTCGCTTATCATTCTCGGGTAGACGCTTCGCATCGACTCCCGCTTCTCGGATGAGTTTCTTCGCTTGGTTGACCGAGATTTTCTTGTTGTTCTTTCGCAAGTACGTTTGACGGCTCCAAAAATGATGGCATCTGGCGCCGCCTTTGAACAAGAAAAGGTCATATGTGTCTTTACCTCCCGCACCGAGTCCAGGGTTTACGGCTCGTAAGCTAGCCGCTTCGATGTCTTCCTTGCGGTAAACTTTGCCAGCGTTGACCATCTTTTTACAGAAGGAACGGGAACTCTCTTGCGTGGACTTGGGAGCGTACGTATAACGAACTTTGATGATCTCGGTATCTTGTTCGCTCTTGCCGTTGGGATTCGATGAAGGAACACTTGCAAATGCCCACAGCGCGTCCCGTGCTTTCTCAAGGTCGTAATCGACGGGAGATTCGTCTATCAATTCCCATTCATCCGACATCTCTTCTCCTTTGTCCGTGAGATAGTCGACGCATCCGTCGAGGTTTACTTCTTGCGGCTCTTCTGAGAGTTGAACAAGTTGAGAATCTAAACCAGCGGCATTCAAAAGCGTTTTGACGGCTTCTGTGACCACTTGTCGAGCGGGTGCGATGACATTCTTCTCAAACAGTTCCGAAGCCTCTGCAAGCTCTCCACCGCCTCCAAGTTTACCCGGTACCGCAACCCCAAACATCTGCGGAGAGGTCACACGGTGTCCGACCATAATCTTTGAGGTAACTTCTTCCGAAAGGAATTGGTATTGGTTGTGAGCGTCCGACAATTGGAACGGCTCAAAGTCCGGCTTTCTATCGGGATCGTCCGAATACGTGACGATAAACTTTCCCGCGTTGCTCGCTCCGCTGAGTTGTCTTTCGATATCCATTCGGATTCGATTTCGCTCCTCTTGCGGTGGGATGCCGTTCTTGAAGTGTATGGAGAACGAAGGACTCATCCCGTTCTTCATGTTGTTGATATGATACACCCCGATTTCTTTATCGAGTTCGATATAGTTTATCGAGCCGACGTAGTCCGGTTTCGGATAGTAGAACGACCCTGGAGAGAACGGCTTCACGTAAAGTATCTGAGTCGGGTGTTCGATATTCCTCTCAGGGTTAAACGTGCATATCTCCGACGGCTCTTCGCGGCTGTCTTTCCAGTCCTTCGAGTAGTAATAGTACTCGACTTTCTCATCTTCATTCACGAAGCCCGAGCGGATATTCTCAAAGGGTAGGTGAGAGACGTTGGCGATAGTCGTTCGGTCGATACTCCAATTCACCTCGAGAGCGAACCCGCCTTGTATCTTGAAGTCGAGACACGCCTTCCGCAGTTCGTCGTTTAGATTCCATTGGTCAAAAGCAAGCCTTCCGTCTAAGGTCGTAGCGTCAAACCCTTCACCAAATATCATCATCGCAATAGTTGTCGACAATGCGTTGTGTGTAGCGGACGAATGATAGAGGTCAACAAGGTATTGCGGAAAGAGGTTGTCGTCTCCGTAATTGACGAAGCCCATCTTGTTAGCTGTCTCCCGATAGGATCGCTCTTCGTATTGATTGAGTTGGATTAATTCCATTATTGGTAATATATGATATTATCGGGGATAGTGATGTCTGGGATGTCGTATCCTGTCGCTCCGGCTACATTCAACGTCCCTTGTTCGAGCAACGCAACTACTGCATCGTCCGTTGGGTTGAGGTTGGTTGAAGAGTTCTGACCCCACACTTTATACGTGTAAAGACCGCTCTCAGTGAGAAGAACCTTCCCACTGGTTCGGCTGTCTTCGTTTGTATATACTTCGAGGGTAGTATATCGGGCATTGTCCGTGTCCACGTTGCCGATGAAATAGTAATCTTCTTTCGAGGCCATTGATTGAAAGAGGACAAGGTAATTCGTAAATACTGCGAAGTCCTTCCGCATCTCTGAGAGAGTCAGATAAATCGATTGAGGACTTGAGCTGTTTGGGTTGAGGTGTATCATGTTGAATCGAAAAAGGGAGAGCATATGCCCTCCCCCGTCCTTTATAATCTAACCAAAGAAAATCAAATCAAGAACCAGCCGTCAAAGTCAAGTTGGTATCGCTTGGGTCTGCAAACGCTGCCGGGGAAGCCTCTTCCGCTGTCAATTGGATTTGATAGCCGTTGAAGTCACCCTTTGCCGTTCCTGTTCCTACCGTTCCGCCTGTTGCCTCAACTCCTGTTGTGACTCCCATTGCGAGATAGTTATCGTTGACGTCTTGAACGAGAACCGTCAAGCGGTTACGAAGTATGTCCGATACCTCTTGGTTGTCTCCAACCGTCAAGTTGGGAAGTGAGAACTCGAGAACCTGAGAGTAGAAAACAGTGCCATTCTCAACAGAGGCATTAACCGTCTGTTGGAGTGATCCGTTGTTCTTGGTAATCTCAAAACCGAAGAGCGTAATTCCTGCACCGTTAGCGGAAACCGCACCACCTGTCTTTACCCAGTCATCCGACGCGAATTCTTTAATCCAAACGCGCTTGATTCCCCCGATCTTATCCTTACAGGGAAACGCCCTGCCGTTGATTGTTAATGTACAAGCCATATTTGAGGAATTTAGGGGAGGGATTTTACGCCCCTCCCCGAATGAATTAGGATGAGCGACGAGCTACAGCCAAAGAACCCAAATCAACGATTTGAACCCCTGCGCTAAACTTCATAATGATTCGAGTAACATCGTCACCCGTTACACCCATCAAGTTCAAGACAGCCGCTTCGATGTGATCCGTCAATAAGTCGGTTCCGAAGTACAGATTCTCCTTCTTCGAGAAGATGAATGTGTCGTTTGGCATTCCACCCGGTGTGATAATCTCATAGCCGTTAAAGAAGTTTGCAGCTTCAGCAGCGTGGAAAGTCAACTCAGCAGTTCCAGCCAAAGCCGTAAAGTAAAGCTGCTTCATTGCGCGGCTCATGAACAACTTTGTGTCGGGGTCACCCGCTAACACGTCGGGAATATCTGCCGAAAGTGTTTTCAAACGTCCGAGGATGTTGGCGCTTGTAGTTGCGCCAGTTAACAAGTCCTCATGTCCTGGATCACCTGCAACAATCAAGTTGCAAATGCCCGGATAGTTGGTGTAAGTTCCACTCGATGCGGTTATCGCGCCATCTGTGAAGTCAAATTGACCCTGCCACAAGTTGCGCTCGACTCCTTCAGCAACCTTTGCGGCTACGTACTGAGCAGCAAACGCTTGAAAGTCTGCGGGAGAGTTTGACGATTGACCGCGCATCTGGTTGGCTTCCCAAGCAGTGCGAAGGTCTTTGTTGCAGACTTGCTCGTTTACTTGAAGTGCTGTTGTAGTCAATACAACATCATCCAAAGTTAAAGAGCCGGCGGCGTTTGAGAATTCGCATCCAGCCGCTTGCAAAGCAACACCGTCGAACTTGCGAAGGTTGGCTTTGTATCGGACATTTTCGAGAACCTCGACATAACCATTCGCGATGGTATCGCCTGAGAGGATAGCAGGAGCGACGTAAGGAAGAGCCGCGTTGCCTGCGTAGTTTGAAGTAATTACAGCGTTAGCCATTATTTAGAGAATTGATTTTGGATCGCGGCAATGCGCTCCTTCATTGATAATTCGGTCAAGTTGACAGGAGTTGGAACCTCCATCTTTGGTGCGCGTGAGATGCTAGGGGTGGCTTGCTTGCTCAACTCCGTGATCTTCGCGTCTCGCTCTTCAATTTGTGAAGAGAATTCTTTCTTCGTTGCTTCGATAGCTTCGGCAATCATGCCTTCAACAGCTTCTCGAGTCAACACCTCAGATGATGCTTGAACCTCTTCGGTCTCCGCTTTCATCTCTTCTTCCTTCTCCTCTTCCGCTTCGACTTCGGCTTCTGCCTCTTTCATCTCAGCGACTGCGCCTTCTGCTACTACGAGCAAAGAGCCGTCCTGGAGTTTATAGTCTCCATCCGGGAGAGGGATTCGTTCGCCTTCGTCATTCACGACAAAAGCAGAAACACCGACAGCGAATGCGTCCGCGTCGGTTTGGATTTCCTGTCCGCTATCGAGGACAGCAGTCGCAAATGCGACCTCTTGTGTTTCCTCCTTCTCTTCGACAGCGAGTTCGACGCTGTACTTTTCGAAGATATCGGAGATGCGTTCTTTCAGAGTCATCTTCTGGGGTTTTTATATATAACGATTTAAGAACCTGAATCCTTACTCGTTAGGTGATTTTTTAAATAATCGAGTCCGAGTTCCACTTCGATAGCCGATAGAAGCTCCAATTCCTTGAGCTTAGATTCCGACCAACGAAGAGCAGCTTTTCCGCCCCAAGCCATATACATGAGATACCCGCATCCGTCAGAGAATGAGGTCGAGGACTCCAAGTCCGCTTCGTGACGGATCAGATAAGACCGCATCCGCTTGATTGTTTCGACGCTGATATTCTCACCCTTTGCGAGTTGGCTTGCTCGTTGCTTTCCTACGTCCGTCCCGCATGATCCCCAGCCGTTCTCCTCAGCCCATTCAACCGCCTTCTTAGCGTTGTTCTTCACTCCGTCGGGGTAATCGTTATATGACTCCATATCGACGCGCTGTCCCTCTTTATATCGCTTGTCTTTTTTGACGGTTGCCTTTGCGAGTTCATATTTGTTCGTGAAGAATCCCTCAATCGAGAACCCTTTGACGCTGCCTTCCTTAACGTACTTCTCCCAAATCGCATCGTTGTCGACCTTCATTGAGACCATCCACGTACCGACCGGGACATCGAGTCCATACATCCGGCTTTTATCTTGCTCTCCTTCGACGATCCAACTCTCAACGACGTGCAATCCATTTAACGTATGCTCGTGTTCGAGGGTCGTGTTCGCTTGGTTGCCGTTTTTGAAGTAGAGTTCCATCGCTCGTCGGACGGTCTTCTTTGAGAAATAGACGTAATATTCTTCCTCCCCGTTCTTTCGGTAGATGGGTTTATCGGGAATGAGTGCCGCACCCATGACAAGACGCTTCTCGTTGTCTTGGGTCTTGAATTGTATCTGTTCGTTCTTGAGAGCTACGAAGTCCGATTCGATGGCGGGTTGTTCTACAAGTGAGATAGCGTCGATTCCGTAGAGTTCCGCTTCTTCGTCGATTATGAGTTCAATTATATTCATCCTACTAATGATGCTTGATCGTTTATTCGTTGGTTCGCCTGTTGGCTGTTCGATACTTCCGAGGCTATGACGTAACTCCTAAAGCCCGCTTGCCCTGCTCCGGCTCCTAAGAACCCGAGGTCGAGTTGTGGGCTTTGTGGGATTGCTCCTGTTGAACCTGCTGCGTTTTGTGATACGCTTCCGATAGATGCAGACCCGCCCGCGTTGAATTCCTGCCGTTTGATTGTGGCGATCTGAGCGGCTCCAGCCGTGGCAACTGCTGCCGTTTGAAGAATACGGAGAAGGGTCGAAGGCTGTGTCTTGTCGGTGAGTGCGGTTGTAACACCCTCAGCCGTGTTCATTACCGCTTGAACGATCGCCAGCTTTTTACCTATCTCAAACGTTCGCTTTGCTCGCTTCTCATCGTCTTTACTGAATGCCTCTGATAAAGCCCCAACCGCTTGCAGACTCAAACTTGCGAATTGGAGTCCTTGATGTGCTGCGAGTTCTGCGTTGTTTTTGAAGTCCTCAAATGTCTGTTTCCGCTGTTGGCGAATTTGTTCCTCTGTGGTCTGTGACCCGAGGACTTGATCGGCAAAGTTTGTTTGTCTGGTTTGGAGGGTTGCTTCTGCTGTCTCTTGGGTCACTTGGAGTGTACCTTGTTCGGCTTTCTTTCGCTCCTCCATAGCCTTGACCGTCGCATTCGCGAGGTCGATCTCTGCCTTCATTGCCTCGTGTGCCTTGGTGATGCCCTCCACCTTCAGCGAGTTCAGTTCTGTTTGCAGTCGTTTTTGTGTTCGAAGGGATGCCGTTTGCAAGTCGATGACTGCCGACTCTGCTTCTGCAACCGCTTGCAAATCTTCCTCCATACTCTCACCGAGTTCGACTTGTTCCCGCGCTATCCTCGCCCGCTCTTCAGCCAATTCGATTTGACGTGCGACCGTCTCTTGTTCAAGGTCAACCGCCCGTTGAAGTGCTTCAATACGTTCCTCAACTGCGAGGGTATCATCCTCTGCAAGAAGGCGAGCTTCTGCGATGAGTTTGTTC